GTTCACGCCTTCGGTATGAGCCTTGATCGCGATACCGAAGTTCTTGCAATTCTCGACCGACTTCTTGTGGCCGAGAGTTGCGAGACACCACGTGCCGAACTTCCAAGCCATCTCCTTCGAGGAGAAAGCCTTGCGGCCTGCGCTGTACACGCGAGCGCGTTCCCAAGGCTTGTCGTCGACGTTGGCGACAGCCGAGAGGCCGCGCGGCATCGCGTCGAGACGCGAAGCGACTTCGCGACGGATCGACTTCGAGATCTGCTCCTTGTCCTCTTCGCTCATCATGTCGGTCGATGGAGCAGCGGCAGCGATCGTCACGTCGAGCGTGTCTGGATCAACCGCCATGCCTTCGGCATCCGTGACCATGTAGCCTTCGAGGATGAGTTTCTTCTGCATTGCCACGCCGTCAGCACCCTTGATGCGAGCGGCCTTCTCAAGCGCGTTCTTGAACTGATCGAGATTCATCGTCTTCATGTCTGTACCTTTCGAATTCAAAGAGACAACTCTTCTCTTCCGAGCGAGGCCGCGTTTCAAGCGAAGTGCCGTGAGCGTTGCCGAACGTCAGAGCCAGAGTCGACCGCGAGCGCGAGCAATTTCGCGCTCTACGGTTTCAGAGAGCATGATCGACCGCGCCGCCTTTGTAGATGAGTGCGCGGGAATCGAAATAGAAACGACCGTCCGCTTCGGAGGCTCAATGCCAAACCATTTACGCGCGGAAGCAGGCGAGCAGATTCCCTTCTTGACTGCCGTGATGAGTGCTTCTGGATTCGCTTGCAATGGCGCGAGCGAGACTTCGAGCAACTTCCACCGCGAGTAGATCGTCTTCACGTCCTCGCCGTACTTCTTCTTATCGATGTCGGTCGCGCGGCGCACTCCTCCGGCCTCCGGAACGTATCCGACCGAGACTGCGCGAACGATGCCTTGGCCGACGAGAGCAGCGGCGACCTCGGGGAAGAAGTCGCCGGAGTATCCGTCAGGACGCTTCGCGAAGACGAAGTCGCCGACGATGTCTCGCTCTCGACGCTTGAGGCCGACCGTCGTTCCGACTGGCTCCGCGTAGTCGTGATTCCAGAAGAGCGTCGGATTCTGCTCGAACTCCTTTGAGTTCATTCCGGCAGGGATCAAGACTTCGCCATCGCGATCGAGCGTCTCTGCCGTGATGATCGCGGTGAATCCCTTCGCCGTCGAAGTAAGTTCCGCGCCAAGTGCCTTCCGCTTGAGATCGTTCATCGCATGATCCTTTCGACTTGCGCGTCAATCGCTGCAATTTCTTCTGCATTCTCCGCGATGATCTGGCGGAGATTCTCGGCTTCTGCTTCGGCGAGTTCGCGCTCTGCTTGTTGCATTTCTGCTTCGAACTCGTCATCGAGCCGAGGCTGAAGAGCGCAGCGGCAGTTCGGATGCAAAGGAGGCCCGTCAATCGCTTCGTAATCCGCGACCATGATTCCTCCGTCCTTGCCGATGATCTCCGAGCCTTCACCGTAGAAAGAGTCTTCGAGGCCGACTGCATTCTTTGAGAACGCATCGCTCGCGGCCTCGCAGAATTCACAAGGATCAGGCGCGAGGAGCCACGTCTTCCCGCTCACGACACCAGAGGCTTTCCACGCTTCGACTTCGGCACGTCGGCTCGCGCGTTGCGCTTCCGTTCGAGCGATCGTCAAAGCGCGTCGAGTCGTCGCGCGTTCCGCGTCTCCGTCCTTCACGGCCCACGTCTTCACGCGCTCCGCGATCTCTGGAATCGTCTCGCCGTTCGCGACTCCGTCGCCGATGACCTTCGAGAACTTGACCGCCGTCCATCGATTCGTCGAGTCTGCCGCGCGATTCGCGAGACGGATCGACTCGGTTCGAGCGTATGCCTTCAGATCCTCGCCGTGCTTGTCGAAGTTCACCGGCAAGGCTTTCATCTTCTCAAGCGTCGACTTCCCGAGGATGATCCCTGCCGCGAGCGAGTCTTCGAGATACGGTCGAAGCGCGTCGACGATGTCCTTGCGCCACTTCTTCGATTCAAGAAGAGACTGAACTTCTGCGGCGAGTTCTTGAGTCGGAGCGTCCTGCTTCGCAATGCGTTCGAGAACGGCCTTGACCTGTCGATCGAAGATGCGACCGACGCTCTTCCCGAGTTCATCCTCGCGCTTCGTGATCTTGTCGAACTCCTTGAGCGCGTCCTTGCCGAGATCCTTCGTGAGAACGTGCGGAGGCTCAATTTCGTCGGACTCGATCATCTTCGTCCAGAGATCAGAGAGAAGCGACTTCTTGGGCTTCATCGCCGGAGCCGCGTTCGCCTTCGGATCGCTTGAATTCGCATAGATGAGATTCACCGCATCGGAGATCGGTAGTTTCGATTCCTTGCCCGAGTCATCCTTCAGCGTGACCGTCGTTCCGGTCGCCGATGGCTTCCATGCTGTCATCTGGTAGCCCATCGCGCGGAACGCATTCTCCGCGACATCGATCGTGATCCGCGAAGGCTTCGCAGGTAGTTCGACCGAATGCGATTGTGGCTTTGCCATGCCTTCTGCCGGAGGCGATCCCTTCGCAGGCTTCGACGAGCGCGGTTTCTTCGGAGCCTTTGGCTTGTCGCTCGAAGGCTTCGATTCCTTCGGAGCGGAAGACGATTCGCTCGATCCGCCGCCGCCTCCGCTCGATCCTCCGCAAGTGTTGCCTTCCTCGAATCCTTCAGAGCCGACTCCGCAGTTCTTGCCATCAATGCAGTCGATCTCTTCCGCGATGGCTTCGAGTGCCTTCGTCCAAGCGTCGTCGATCGAAAGGCCTTCGAATGGATCGCACGATCCGCATCCGCAAGCGCATTTCTTCTTCCGCTCAGAGTTGCGCTCTCGCTCTCGATCGAACTCCTCGATCTTGCGTTTCGCCCAAGCGAATCCGTCGTCGCCGCCCCAGCCGTACCACGCCTGCCATCCGCGACCCTGCTCGTCCCAAGTGGAGCCTTGCTTGTCGACCTCGTGACGCTCGAAGTACGAGGCCATGCGGCGAATCGTGTCTTCAGAAAGTCGCACTCGATTCATTAAGTCGCGAGCGCGAGCGATTCCGACTGCCGTCATTCCACGCTCGCTCTCTGGCTTCCGAGCGCGAACTTCAAGAGCGCGGCGAGCATTGTCGGCGACCGACTGCGGAGGACGAGTGTCGATGTCGCCGATCGCCTTCGTCTCGATCTCGCCGAGCGTCTTTCCTTCAGCGCACATCGAATAGGCGATCGCGACTGCCTGATCCTGCGGATAGCCCTCCGCAATCAAGGCCGGAATCTTTTCCGAGACGCAATCCGAGAGCGCGTCCTTCTGCTCTGGCTGTGTCGGAAGCATCGGAGGCTCCTCGATCTCGTTTGAGGCGTCCAGAGGCCCCGTGAGGCCGTCCGGCGCACTCGAAGCCATACCGAGAGGCGCGACAGGCGCAGGCCCTCCGAGAGGCTGTCCGTTGACGAGAAGAGCGTCGGCCATCGGGTCTTCGACTGGCTCAAGGCCTTCGCGCATTCGCGCCTCGTTCGCGGTCATGATCCCGCCTGCGACCATCGAGCGTAGTTTCTCGAAGGCGAATCGCTCGTCCTCGGAAACCGGATTGTCATAGGCGAGGAACGCATCCTCTTCGATATTGAAGAGCGGGAGGAGATTCTGATTCAGCGTCTCCTCATCCATGCGAAGTAGCGGCAAGATCGTCGTCTGCTTCCATGATGCGAAGCCAACCGTCGCGCTCGCGAGATTCGGATCGTTCGCCTTGAGCATCGAGACGGGAACGCCGAAGACGGCCGCGATCTCTTCGACGATCTGATCGCGGCCTGCGAGATCCTTCGTAGGGAAAGAGAGGGGCTTGAGGTCAATGTCTGCCGTCGTCGTGAGGAAGCGTCCCGTGCGCTTCGATCCGCGCAACTTCTCGTCGATCGAGACTTCGAGCCGTTCAAGTTCGTCGTCGTGAGCAGGCGACTTCACGACGAGGAGATAGTCAGGCCGCGCCTTGTTCGCGAAGAAGGCGACATCCATTTCGTGAATGGCTTCGTTCGCCATGATCGCGCCCCAAGCGGCCTCGACCTTGCCGATCCCGTAGTACATATCCGCCGGATTCGGTCGCTTGAAATGGATCACTTCATCAGGCGCATATGTGTTCTCTCGCTTCTGCTCTTCGGTCGCGCCGTAGCGATAGCCCTTGATGAAGTCTTCGCCTTGCTGTCCTGCGATGATCTCGACGAATTGCGAAGGCATCGTCCAGAGTTGCACGGGAACGCCGAGACGCTGATCGATGACTGGATGGATGTAGGCATTGCCCGTTAACTCGCCGTATAGAACGCGGAGTACGCTCGCGTCGAATCCGTTCTGATACGGATTGACCTTCGAGAGCAACTGAAGGATCGGATGCGCGTCGTCGACGACCTCGAAGTCGTCGCCGTACTCTGCGGCCTTCGTGAGAGCGTATCGGCTCGGTCGCTCTTCGAGATCTCCGAAGAGATATGCCTTCGTGCGGCGCGAGGCTTTGCGAGTGTTCCAGAGTTTCGTCGACTGGCTCTTATTCCGAACGTACAAGCGAAGAGGCTGACTCGCGACGGCGACGGCGTTCAGATTCGCCGCAGCATAGATCCATGATCGATACGCATTCACGGCGGCGCGATAGTCAAACGGTGAACGCTTCGCAGGCTCGCCGCGAAGGATCGTCATCGAAGAATTGAAGTACTTCTCCGGAGTGAATGCCGCTTTGATTCGTGCGAGTAGATTCATCAGATGACTTTCACCATGAGAGGCCGACGCGCTCGACGCGCAAGAACGGCAAGCGCGAGAGCGCAGACTCCGTCGTCGTGTCCGACTGTCGCCTCATAGGAGACGTTTCTCCCTGAGTATCGGAAGCCAAACGATTCGAGTTCACTCCGTAGCCAACCATCGGGAAAGCGGATGTCCGCAGTCGAGATCGCGATCTGTAAGCCTTCCATCAGTTGCTGTTTGCTTTGGCTTGTGAATTTGAAGCCTTCGGTTCTGCGGCAAACTTTGCGAAGATCTTCGACGATCGGATCTCCGACTCCGGTCGAGTCGATCTGCGCAGGCGCGTTCTGAATCATCTTCGCGAGTCGCTCGCGCGTGACGTTCCAAGGAGCCTGCCATCGTTCGAGCCGACAGACGCGGCCTTCGGCATCGAGGCCGACAGCGACCGTCCAGTCCTGCGACTTCGCGAGGTCGACTCCCCAAGCCTCTGGAGTTGCTGCCGACATCGGCGCGATGCAAGCGCGGATCGCATCGAGGCCGAAGGGATTCCCTCCGTCTTCTGCGGGAATTCCTTCGAGTTCTTGATCGGCGATCGCCTTCGGCAGACTCGCTCGCATGGCTTCGACTTCCGCAGGATCGAGAAACGGATTCGACATCGAGCCGATTCGGAACGCGGCCCAAGTGCCTGTCGTGTCTCCTTCTGCTTCGAGAAAGAGACGATGGAAGTCGCCTGTACCTTTCGGCGTTCCGGCGAAGATCGCGCTTCCCTTTCGATCGGCGAGAGTCGGTCGAATCGCCGCTCGCCAGATGTCGAGAAGGCCGACGACGAATCCGGCCTCGTCGATCGCGACTCGATCGTAGAAACGGCCTCGGCCTGCGTCCGCGTCTTCAAGCGTCCAGAAGTCGATCGTCCCGCCGGTTGAAAGTTCGATGCGCTTCTCGACTCGATCGTGCTTCGAGATGAGCGGAAGTAGAGCGCGTTCAAGATCGCGGACTGGCTCGGCAAGGTACTTGTACGAAGGCGCGAACCACGCCGTCCGCTTGCCTCGAATCGCGTCGTTGAGAATGACGAACTCTTCAAACTTCGTCTTTCCCCAACGACGGCCAATCTCAAGGACGTTGAATCGACGCAGTCGACGGAAGACATCGAGTTGCGATGGATGCAGAACTGATTGAGGAGTTGGTACGCGAATCTTCACGCGCTATCCGCGAGCCGAGGCTTTGGAGCCTCGAATGGCTCGATCGTGACGACCTCTTCGCGCCTCGTCTCGTCGATCTTCTCGCGCTGTCCGAGATGCTGCTTCCCGAGCCAGATCAGCATCGCGACATTGCCTTCCTTCGCCTTCTCGTATTGCCAACGGCGCAGGCTCATCCGCATCTCGTCATAGCCTGCGTTGATTTCCTTGCGGCATCGGCGACGAATCGTCGGCTCGGCGACTCCGCAGATCGTCGCGATCTCGGCATGAGTGCATCCGATTCGCGCGAGAGATTGCACGAGACGCAAATCGATTTCGGCGCGAGGTCTACCGAGTGGCAAGGACGGCCTTCTTTCCCGTGAGGTTCTCCCATCGCTTGACGATTACATCGCAGTATTGCGGAGAGATCTCCATTCCATAGCACTTGCGACCGAGTTGTTCTGCGGCGATGAGCGTCGTGCCTGATCCGCAGAAAGGCTCAAAAATAAGTCCGTCCCAAATTCTGATTGTGAATGCAGCAAAGTTGATCGAGAAAACCGCAGGATGCTCCGTTGCTCCGCAATGTCGATATTCGCGAATTACAGAGTCGGCAATTCGTTTTTCTGCATATTCATAGAGTCCATGCTCATTCTGTCCGTTGAACTTCGGCCTTGAGCCATCTTTTTGCCGAAGATTTCCAGAAGGCTTCGTTACCTTTCCAAACATTTTATTTTCAATGATCTTCGAAGGACGAATCGATTTTTTGTTGAAATGAAAAACAAACTCGTGCGACGGAGCAAGTCTTCCGCTCCAGTCTCCCGGAAGTCCGTGTCCCTGATCCCAAACGTACCAACCAAATCTACGCCATCCCTGATCGCGCATCCAAGAAATCCACGCATCCCAATACGGAATCCATTCTCCATCGCGATGAATCAAGCCAAGATTCACGAGTACCTGACCAGATTCGCTCATCGGAATATTTGCGAAAACTCCGCGCATGAGGCTATCCCAGTCCGCTACCTTTGCCTTTCCTTCCTCGGTGTAGTCTCGCTGCTGTCCGTATGGAGGCGAAGTGAAGCAGAGATCCGCCTTCTCTCCGTTCATCAGCCGCGCTACATCCTCCGCCTTCGTCGAGTCTCCGCAGAGCAAGCGATGATCTCCGAGAATCCAAAGGTCGCCGCTCTTCGTGATCGGATCGACCGGAGCCTCTGGAACTTCGTCCTCTGTCACTTCATCGGGAGCGAGTAGAGCGTCGATCTCCTTCGCATCGAATCCGCTCGCGAGCGCGAGTTCCTCATCCTCGATCTGAAGTGCCGCCAGAGTCTGCGCGAGAACGTCGTCGTCCCACTCCGCGAGTTCACTCGTTCGGTTGTCCGCGATCGCATAGGCCGTTGCTTCGCTTCCAGAGAGAGGAGATCGAACGATCGCGATCTCTTTCCATCCGAGAGCCTTTGCAGCGGCGAGCGTTCCGTTGCCTGCGCGGACAACTCCGTTCGCGTCGACGACGATCGGTTTCTGTTGTCCGAATCGCTGAAGGCTCGACTTGATCGCGGCGAGATTCTTCTCTCCGTGCTTGCGAGCGTTTGCCGGATCAAAGACGAGCGTCTCGATCTTCACGAGTTCCGTCTTCATGCTTCCTCCGCATTCAATCGCTCGATGATCTCAAGCAGGCGGATCTCCTGCTCGCGGCGCACGTCTGCCGCGACTTCGCTCGCGCGATGCACGTCGACGAGTGACGGATGCACCCACCAGTCTTCAACCGGAACGAGGAGATATCCGCTCTCGTTCTTCGCGATCATCCGCACGTTTTCCGCGACGCGACGATACCCGTAGCCTTGCAAGATTCCCTCGATCGCGAACTTGATCGATTCTTTCCCGCGATAGAGATCATGCTCGACGGTCGCGACGGCGAATGTCATCTCATCGAGCGGAAGGCCGTAGAGCGCGGCGAGCGTCGACTCTGGCGGTTCAAGATCAAGCGAGAGATAGTCGAGCGTTCCTTCGTTCGCATCCGCGAGCGTGAGGATGTCTTCCATCAGTTTCGGATCGAGCGCGTTTCCGTAGAAGAGATTCCGAGGATCTCGCTCGGCCTTCAACTGCTCGACTGTCTCGATGTCGGCAAGGATGCCTCGCCATCCGGCGTACTTCTCAAGCGCAAACGTGTTCGAGTAGTTCTGCGGATGGCCTGCGCCGAGGTCGACGAAGAGCCTTCCTTGCTTGCCTCCCTGCTCTCCATCGAGTACGAGCGCAACGAATAGATCCTGTCCTGCCTGCGAGAAGTTTCGCAGAACCGTTCCTTCTTCTTCTTTCTGCTCCATGTTGTCTCCTATACGGCGAGGATCTCATCTCGGCGAGCCTGCGTCAAGATCGAAGCCGAGACTAGGTAGTCCATGCCTGCGATCGTCGTCGGATCGTCGGATTTGATTTCGTGCGCGGCCTCCGCGAGCGTGAGGAATCGCCAGACGGTCGCATCGGTGAACGATCGACCTCGGATGATCTCAAGTTCCGACTCGGTGAATCGAAGCAGGAATTCATAAGAAGTCCAAGACTGTGGACCACGATCTGGAATACCCGTAAACCTTGGATCTCCTCCAGCGTCAAAGTGCTGTCCGATCTCGCAAGCCTCTTCTGAATTGAGAAGCACCATCGTTCTGTTTTCTGGCGGAGTCCATGTGGCTGCTCCGTCCCAAAGCACGACATTCTCAACGAGCGAATCAAGCACGATTGCGTAACGATTGGTCATGCGTATGCCTCAATTCGGCAGAAACCGTTTCCGCCTTGTCCACCGATGCTTGCCGTTCCGCCATTTCTGACGCTTCCGCCGCCGCCGCCGCCGCTTCCGCGATATCCGTTGCCGCCGCGATTCGATAGAGAAATTCCGCCGCCGCCACCAACGCCCGGAACTCCGGGAGAATTCGGGCCTGCGATTTGATTTGAAGAGTCAGACGGAGCAGTTGTTGAACTTGCTGCTCCTCCTGCCTGAATAATTCCTCTGGCAATATTTGGGGCTCCGAGGCTCGTCGCAGAGGTAGAAGTTTCAAATGTTGTTCCCTGTCCCGCCATCGCGCTTCCCGTATTTGCAACTCCTCCACCTCCACAACCTCCGCCAGAGTTGAAAGGCGTAGAAATCAATTTCGCAGTAACTCCAACGAAATTCAAAGATGCAGAGCCTGCGCCACTCGTCACGGTCAATCCGTTGATGATGCTCGTTCTTGAACTTCCTCCGCTCGCACCTCCTGTATTTCCTCCAGAGCCTCCTGCTCCGCCCTGAGCAATTGCAGTCTTTCCTCCGAGTGTTTGCACGGAGATTTCACTAAATCCACCAGATCCGCCAGTACCTCCGTTCGTTGTGTCAGTAGTCGCTGCCGTTCCTGCCGTTCCACCAGTTCCGATCGTGATATTGAGCGTTGCTCCTGCTCCTCCGAACGCACTCACATGATCGAATAGAAGAATTTTTCCCCCATCTCCTCCACCTCCTCCGCCTGCGGATGTTGTCGTTTGCCGACCTCCGCCACCACCACCACCGCCGCCACCTGTCAAAAAGATTCGAAGATGATTTGCTGTCGCTGGAATCGTATATGTGCCGTTCGATGAGAATTCAGTCGCAGAGATGAAAGACGAGCCTCCACCTCCACCACCAGATGGAGTTGACCAAGATCCGTCTCCGCGAAGGAATGTTGTTGAACTCGGAGTTCCGCTCGCGCTGATCTTCGCGACGGTCACGACCGAATTGTCGATGGTCCAAGTTGCGCCAGAAGAGGAGACTGTTATGTCGCCTTTATCGCCGTCGCTGACTCCGCCTCCGCCACCAATCTCAACAACGGTTCCATTGTCTTTCTTTGTAAACAGTTTGCCGTCAGCCGTGTTGATCGCCAACTCTCCGGCCACGAGACTGCCTGCCGATGGAGTCGCGCTCGCGGTGCTGCTTCGCTTGTGACGAATTGTGTTAGCCATCAGAAAGTTCCGCCGTCGACGGTGATTCCATCAAACGTCGTGAGATTTGTAATGCTTCCGCCAGAGATGGATACGCTGTTCGCGGCCTGCGTTGCAATCGTCCCAAGACCGAGAGTCGTTCGCTGCGCCGATGCGTCTGCGTCATCGAGAATCGCGCGACCCGCAGAGGTTAGCGTCGTGACGGCGTACGTATCCGATGCCGTCGTGTAGATCATTTGATCCGCGACGGTTGTCAATCCTGCGATCGACGCGAGAGCAGCATCGTAGGCTTGAACGTCTGTCCCGATAGCAAGCCCGAGGTTTGTTCGCGCTGTGCCTGCGTTGCTCGCGCCTGTTCCGCCGTAGGAAAGTCCAACGACCGTTCCCTGCCAAGTCCCTGTGCCGATCGTTCCGACACTCGTCAGGCTTGAACTCGTCACGCCAGAGCCAAGCGTGGACGAACTCAATACCGAAGAGCCGTTGATATAGAAGGCTTTGCCTGTGAGCAGATTCAGATGCTCGCTTGAAGTCCAAGCGTCGGTCGCATCAACCCAGTTGAACGTCTTGTCCGTCGCTCCCTTGAGCGTGATTCCGCCGCCGTCTGCGGTCGTGTCTGTAGGAGATGCCACATCGCCGAGAACGATGTTCTTATCCTCGACGACGATGTTCGTAGAGTTGATATTCGTCGTCGTGCCGTTGACGGTGAGATTCCCCGAGATCGTGAGATTCGAGGAAATCGTTCCGCCAGCAAGCGGAAGATACGTTGCAGAAAGATCGGGGATATCCGCAGAGACAAGCGAGCGGAACGTCGGAGCACCGCTGCTTCCGTTAGGTGCAGCGAAGACGGTATTTGCCGTTTGAGATGCGAGCGTACCCGTAAGCGTTCCGCTTGATGTGACCGGAGAACCGCTGACCGTAATGAACGATGGAAGAGAGAGCGCAACGCTCGTAACCGTTCCGCCGCCTGCGCTGCTTACTGCGTTCGTCACGAATGCAGTCGTCGCGAGTTTTGTCGTGTTGTCGCCTGCGGTTGGAGTCGTCGCAGTCGCGGATGATCCAAGCGAAACGGTTCCGCTGAAGGTTTTGTTTCCTGTGATCGTCTGCGTTCCGCTCAATGAAACGAATGCGCCGATGCCGCCGATGGCTTCAACCGTCGTCGCCGTTCCTCCTGCGCCGCCAGTTCCCTTTCCATAGTAAAGCGTATCGTCGACCTCATTGAATGCGAGTTCGGCGTTTGCGAGACTGGAAGGCGCACCGGGAGAACCAGAAGCGCGACGTTTGATTCTTACTGTGTTTGCCATTGCTTCCCCTAGAAGTTTCCGCCGTCGACGAGATCAGTTTGAGGCACGTTCACCCACTTACTGCTTGCCGATGAGAATTGAAGAATGTTCTTGTCTGCGACAGATGAAAGATTGACGCTCGTCAAATCGGAAAGCGCGACACTCGCTGCAAGCGCAGGCTCCGAAGTGAAAATCAAGCCGGAGCCGATCGGAATCTCGAAGACTTCAGGAACGATCTTCTTCATTGCTTGCCTCGCGCTCGATCGAATCCGTTGTCTCGCTCGAATGCAAGAAGCGCATCGAGGCTCACTCGCCGATCTTTCGAATCTGGAAGCCTTACGCCGAGCATTCGTCCGCTGTCGATCCATTTCGCGATCGTCTTCGAGGCTACGCCGAGACGCGCCGCGACTTGGCCTGTCGTGAGCCAGATCGTTTCTCGCGATCCATCGCTCGGAAGTTGAATTCGGCTCTTCGCCTTATTCGTCGACATATGAGGGAGGGACAAGGTAGAAGCCTTCAGGGATCGCGACATCGTTCGCGGAGAGCGTCCATTCGTTGCCTTCGCGAACGTAGACGCGGCCTTTCACGTTAGGCCCGATCCGTACTGGTGACGATTCAGGAACGAGAACCGTCCTCGGTCCGCATCCGCTCGCGAATGCGAGAACCGGCGCGACGGAGAGCATCAGGATCTTCTTTGCCATCGGTTGCCGTGCTTCCTTTCTCGAATCGCTTCTCGATCCAAACGAGGATCGCGACGACGAGTGAAGTGATGAACTCAAGCATCTTCGCCTTCCAGAGCGCGGATGCGAGCGCGAAGCGATTCGATCTCGTCCGCCGCCGTCTTGAGTTCGTTTCGCACTTCGTGCCAGAGAGAGAACAATGGAGCATCGGAGAGAACGCGCAGCCGCGACGGCGAGTCAGTCGCGCGAGCGAGCCTCTCTCGGTATTCGAGCGCGACGGCGAGCGTCTGCTCAAGGTCGATCATCGGATGCCTTCTTGCTGCGACGAGACCTTTGCATCTCGCGCGAGGATCAGGCCGATGCCTGCCATGATCGCCGCCGCGACCGCGCCCCAGTCCGCGACCGTAACTGGATCGCCGTCGAATTCAGCCTTCGCCGCGCCTGCGATCGCGACCACGATCGCGAGGATTCCCGTCGTCGTCGTCCGCCATGAAGCCTTCGTCATTTGATCCGCCTTTCGAGCGATTCTAGTCGCCTCTGGATGTCTTCGAGTGTTCGAGAGTGGCTCGCGTCATTCACCGCCGCAGAGGCCTGCGCCTTCGCGAGATCCTGCACCGTCTCCGCGAGTTTGTCGATGTCGGTTCTCGCGACTTCGAGTTCCTTGGATTTCGCGCCGAACGTAAAGACGAGTGCGCTAAATCCGACAATCATCGTCGCGATCTGGCCGATGCCGATCGCAGTCGCGAGGACGTTCTTCTGTGTGCCTTCCGCCATGCTTCGAAGATCGGCATCGGAGCGTTTCGACTCGCGTCCGCTCCTTTTGTTGCACGATCAAAAAGAGACTCGCCGTTCAGCGCGAACGGCGAGTCGGAGGACACGTCGACCAGAGGCGCATCGACGCGGGAGTTGTTTACGAGAGGCAACCTGCGAGGGAGAAAGATAGCAGGAGCATGATGATGAGCCAGAGGGTAAAGGCCGCGATCGCTTCCTTCAGATTCGGGAAGAAGTTGTCGCGGTCGCTGTGCATTTCATCGAGTCCGTCGTTCATTCCGTCCTCCGAATTGAGATCTCGACCCTCGGCGCGTCTCGGTCGACTTCGAGCCGTACGGGGAGATGCGTGAGATTCGCGTCGTCGTCGACGATGCCTGCCGAGGCGATTCCATCGAATGCGGCCTTGAGCGAGGCAAGGAGATTGTCTCGGTCGCGCCGTCGCCGATCGCGGAAGAAGAACGTCGACTCGACCTCGGCGGCCTTCCATCGGCTCGGGAATCGCTGAGAGACGAAGAAGGAGATCGAGCGGTACTGCTTGACGGCTCGCGCCTTTGCCTGCCAACACACGCGAGCATTCGGCGAGAGTTGCTTTGCCGGAAGCGGGAGGACGATCCGGATCGACATCCCGTCAGGAGTCATCGACGCATCGGAACGCGCCTGCCGCGTCGGTTGCGCGGCGAGCGCGGACGACTTGCGTCCAGAGGCTCGGGTCGTTGTTCTCGCGCCATTTCCTCCATGCGTGAACTTCTCGCCGGAGGACGTTCGCTTCGCGGACGAGCGTGAAGTTCCGCCGCCGGAGTTCGGCGAGTTGCAGGATGAGGCCTTCGATGTCTTCTTTGCTTTCCATGCCATCGCTGTTTCGTCCTCTCGTGCTTATGGCTTGCGTCCTCACTTCTGCATCCTCCGCGCCTGAAGTTCGCGGATATCCGCTTGCTTCGCTTTGATCTCCTCGCGCAGTTTCTCGATCTCTCCTCGGATTCGCGCGATGCGAGTCTCGATCGAGATATGAGAGTTCCACGGATGCGACGGTTTCGGTTTGACGACGGTCATCGATCCTCCTTCCGCTTCGCGAGTGCCTTCATCCGTTGCCTTTCGGCAAGGTTGTAGCCTGCCTGATACTCGCGGCATCGAGTGCATTGGCAAAGTGTGTAGTACGGCGCACGATGAATGCTCATCGGCCTTCCTGCCATGCGATCCTCGAAGCCTGCATCGAATGGCTCGTCTGCCGTTTCGCTTCGAGGCGCGGTCAAGTCTTCGCGAGGATGAATGCACGGAGCGAGGAGAGAGACTTTCTTCATCCATGAGAACATCCGCTCGCCTCCTTCGCGAGTTTCTCGCGGAGTCGATCTCGCTCCTGCGCCAGAGCGAAGAACGCGAGTTTGATCTCGTGCAAGTCGACTCGCGCAATGTTGTATCCGTCGCCTTCGTCGTGTCGGTCTGCGTCTGGATCTTCGGCCTGACGTTCAGTCAAGAAGTCTCGAAGTTCCTTGAATCGCTTCTCGATGCGTTCGAATTCCGTCATTGTGCCGCCTCCTTGAAGCAGTCCCAACCGCGCTCCTTCGCGATCTCTTGCGGAGTCATCGTCGGCTCGTGCCAAATCTGACCTTGCTTGTTGCACCAATCGCGACGGATCTCGTCACGTTCATATCGGAGTTGCTCTGTGACAAGCCGAAACGAGATCATTCGTTCCTCTTTCCAGAGTTCTAGATCTTCAATCTCCTCTTTCGCTTGTTGGAGAACGTGATGAGCGACGGTCGCGGCGACGCGAAGGACGAGCGAGTCTTCCGTGTCCTTGCAGGTCTTCCAGTCTGCGAGAAGATGCTCAATCCTCTGCGGGATTGTCATATCGTCCCAAGTCTTCGAGAAGTTGATTTTCATGTCGTTGCCTCTTTCTTGATTCTCCAAACGATCATCATCGAGCCTCTCGACGACATCCGCCGAATGCCGCTGTCCTCGATGAATCCGGCCTGCGTGAGTTCCGTTCGGCGTTTGCCGATAGAGTTCATGTATTGCTTGGTTACGCTCGCGAGTTCCTCATCCGTGAGGCCTTCTGGATTGTTTCGCAATGCTTCGAGCGCGAGTGCGCGTCCGCTTCCTGCTCGCGGTGCTGCTCGCTTCGCGGCCTCGATGGATGTCTCGCGATCGTTGGTTCGATGCATCCCGAGAGAGAAGAGAGAGCCTTCCGGCGGCGGAGCGTTTCCCGCTCGCATCATCGGATCATGCCTCATCGCTCCTCCTCTCTGCGCTCGATGCGAATCGTGCGATCGAAGCACAATGCGACAGTTATCTTCGCGTCCTTTGGTACGCGCTTCATTTCGAGGAATCCGAGATCTTCGCCGTTCTCGGCGATGAGCCAGATCCGATCGCCTTCGTAGGCCTGCCGGATGACGCGGCCAAAGTGCGACGGTTTGTCGATCGGTTGTTTCATACGGTGGCCTCCTCTCCTTGGGGGAGAGCCTTTCGGCCCTCCCCCGTCCGAGGAGACTGCGCATCCTGCGCCTTCGGATTTCCGATGATAGCAGCGCGATCGAGCATTCCGCGAATCCATTGCATCGCGACGAGATCTTCCTCGGTCGTCGCGATCGAGCGCGAGAGAAGAGATTCGAGGCCTTGTCGCGCTCGCTTGGATAGATACGGTCGGTTCATTTGATCGAGATCCTCGTTCCTCGTTCCATGAGGTTTGCGAACGGCAGGCTTTCGCCTGCTTCGAGCCGAGCGCGAATCGCGTCCTTGTTTGCCGTGACGATCGTCTTCCGTTCGATCGCCCACTCTGGCAACTCCTCCGGCCCGACGCGAAGATCGAGCGGAGCCTTGCCTCCGTTGCGCGTGAGTGCGACGCGGAAGCGTGATGTCTCGATCTTGGGGAGATTCCGCGTTTCCCAAATGAATCGGAGACGTTCGCGCAAGCCTTGTGCCGACTTGTCGTCGGCCTTCGCGAGATCCGCGAGACGATCGGCCTCTGCCTGCCGCATTGCCGATCGCGCTTCGAGTTCTGCGATGAGCGAGCAGTAGTTGTCTACCTTTCCGAAGAGATCGCTTTCGAGTTCGCGTTCCCATTCGGCGAGCGCGGCCTCTGCCTGCGGATCGGATACGTCGCCTCCGTTCTCATGGAGGATCGATTCGAGCGCGGCAAGATCCGCGCTGATGTCATAGATGGTTCGGTTCATTGTGTCTCCATTGCTGCTCGCACCTTGCGAGCGTAGTCCAGAGTACCGTCTTTCTTGTGACCGCGAGGCCCACCGTTGTGGATTCGCGCGACGGTGTCGATCTTCCAGTCTGGCGCGTATCGAGTCAGATACGCGATGACGACCTTCTCCGCGATGGCTCGATCCGTCACGCTTTCGTATCCGAGAGCGCGGAGCGCAGGATCTTTCTCCGTCGCGTCGAGCCAGTAGCCTCGATGGATCTGGTACGCGCCAAGTGCCTTTCCCTTGTCGCCGATCGCGCGATCTGGATCAGCCTCGCCTCCAGTCTCGACGGTGCGGATCGCATCGAGGATCGCTCGCGTGTCCGTGCCTTTCGGAGGCGCGATCAGAAAGAGAGAGAGGAGGATCGAAGTCATTTCGAGCCTCGCTTCTTATCCTCGCGATCGAGGAAGCGCGTGATTCGCGAGAGTCGATATTCGATCATCACGATTCCGACGAGGATCGCGACGTACCAAAGGAACGCGAGACAGACGAGGAGATCGCTCATCGCGAGCCTCCGATCGTGAGCGATTCACGCTTGACTTGTTCAGGACGACTCGTGCGCGAGTAGTGCGCCGGGATCTCGATCGATCCGGTTTGTTCGAGTTCCTGAATCCAAGAACCAGAGCAGGCTCGATCGAGCATCGGATACTCGCCGTGAATGCAGCGGAACGGATCGCGGATCAGTTCGTTGATGGCGGAGATCGCGAGATCGAGTTCGAGGTCGGTCAGTTCCTTGATGTCGGTTTCTTCTTGCATGACTGTCTCCTTGTCTGCTCCTCGCTCCGTGCGAGGCTCCGGCCTACGGCGCAGATTCGAGGAGCCTCCGAAGAGGCTCCTCCGATCCGGGTCGTCTTCAGATCTGCCGGTCTCCGCGTTCCTGAAGCGTTCGGTTGCAGAACTCGCGGAGCGTCTCGATCTCGACCGGCTCATCGCATCGTCCGGACTGGATCCGGAGAGATTCGACCAAGAGATCGAGGAGAGCGAACTTCGAGAGACGGCTGAGAGCCTTCACATCCGGACCCTCGTTTAGTGGTCCCTTCTTGTTCGCGGCGACTTGGATTCGATTCGTCATTCTGTCTCTCTTTCTGCGGCTCCTTGCCGCGAGTCGTTCACTTCTTCGCTTTTGCCATTTCATCCGCGCCGACCGTCCAACATCCGATACCGGCGATTTCGCAGAGACGTTCGCTCGCGTTCTTGATCGCGCGAGAGACGAGATGCGCGGCGGAGGTCGTCTCGTAGTCGCTGCATTCGCAGGCTTGATACTCATATCCGCGAGCGGCAGCGAGGCAAAGTTCCGGTCGATACTTCTGAATGATCGAGGAGAAGTCAGCGTTCAGAAACTCCGGCGAGACTTCAGCCGGAGTCTCGGAGTAGCGATGTCCGACCGATCGCGCGTTCTCCGCGAAGAGGACGCGGCAGGCCTCGCGAGCCTTTGCCTCGTTCGCCATCTTCAGACCGAAAGGCGATTCCGAAACGCTTGCCCAAGCGGCGAGGACGTGAATGGTTTCTGCGGGAACGATGTATGCGCTCATTTGCTGTCTCCTTTGTTTGCGAGGCTCCGTGCCTCGATGCGATGAGTATACAGAGATTTCGGCTCGCGCAAGCGAATTGCTTGAGCATTTCCGAAATTTCCTCAAGATTCTAGGTTATCGGGACTCTGTATATCCAAAGCGCGGGAAACGGCCCGTACGGGCCTCGAGGCGCGGAAGGCCTCGGAAGGCATCCAGACAGCCCAAACGCCTAGGCGAGCCTTGCGACGGCCTTTCCGGCCTCACGGTAGAACGTCGCCGCTGAGACTGGCCGGAGCGGATTCCGGCCTTTGTCCTCGAATCCCTGCCGATCGCGATCGTAGCCGGCGACCGTGCGCCGGCAGACGAGATCCGAGACGGCGAGAATCCAAGGTCGGCTCCATGCGCCGAACGACTCCGGCGGATTCCCCCAACCAAGAGATCGAAGATAGTCGACGGCTTCTCCGACTTCGAGCGGATTCGCAGTCTCGATCTCGCGCCGTCGCGAGAGCCAGTCGGCCTCGCAGACTGCCGCATCTCTGCTCGAAGCGATCGAGCGCATCCGCGCCTCACGCTCGCGAGCCTCGCGCTGATTGAGTTCGAGACGGCGAACTTTCACATCGGCGAGGAACTCGAAATATTTCGCAGGGAGGAAACGCGCTCGCGGTCCTCCCCATTGAATCGAGTAGTTCTCGAGTGCGGCCATCGCGACTTCGGCGGATTCCTCGGCGATGCGCGGAAGCGCAAGCGACCAGAGTTCGCGATCGGTTTCGCCTTTGAAGTACTTGTTCGCTCGCGCAGTAAATCCGGCGAGTTCCTCGCGCGTCATGCCTTGCTTCTTTTGTTCCATTGCGTCTCTCTTTCTCTGGCTCCTGCCAGAGTTTCGCGGCCTATCTCGTGAACTACGTCCGACGTACTCCGCTTCCGGTTCACAGAAGAGAAGAGAGAAGGAGTTACACGTTAGGAGTCGAACCGAAACACCGAGTGCGTATCTGTGTCGCTTTGCTCGGGTGGGGGGTTATTAGGGGGGAGGGGTTTCGATTTGTAAAGGGGTGAAACTTGGAAATTTCGAAAGATTGTGAAAAAGCCTGCCGCGAACGTC